ACACAAAATCTTTTGTTATTCTAGATGGAAGATTGCCGAGACAAGGAGTTCGCACTGAAGTGGTGTATGGCACTCAACCAAGTGAAATCAACCCGTTGTGAGGTATTGCTACAAGATCTATCACAATGCTACGCAAAACATCTTTCTATATAAATGGGTCGATTCCGTCAGGCATGCCGCTCCCTGGGTCATTTCCTCTACATCACTTCAAACTCTATCTACCATCGTATACTAATCTGGTATGAGACAACTCGAAAATTGACTTAAAAACATACAGTATAATACAGTAGAATGCCTGATTACAAGAATGGTAAAATATATAAGATTACAAGTGGAGATCTTATGTATATCGGATCAACATGCGAACCTACTTTAGCGAGGCGATTAGCAGAACACGCATCTAGTTATAAACGTTGGAAAGAAGGAAAGCGTAGAGGGTGTAGTTCATTTCAACTCATAGAATCAGGACAATATGAAATCACTCTAATAGAACTTTGTCCTTGCGGAAGTAAAGATGAACTGACTGCTCGAGAGCGATTTCATATTGAGTCAAATAACTGTGTGAATAAGACAATACCAGGACGAACTGTACAGGAATGGCGAAAGGATAATGTTGACAAAGAGAAGGCAATCACTAAAAGATATCGTGAAAAACATCGTGAAGACCTACAAGAAATATCACGTCAATGGCGAAAAGACAATCCTGAAAAAATGAAAGAGGCAAACAAAAAATATCAACAAGACAATCGAGACAAACTAAACGCATATAATCGTGCGTATTATGCGAAAAAGAAATCTAAAAGTCAGACTTCATCTCAAAGCACTCATACAGACCTTTCCGCCACGCCTGTTTTGGATTGTCCAGATCGAGTAGAAGAAAGTCATTAAAGTCGGCGGTTGCCTGCTTGTATGCCTCGATCGCTTCTTTCTTGTCCGCTCCAAGTGAAAAATCTTTGATGATCATCATTAAATTCCGCTGACTTGCGACTTGTTTAAGGACTATATATGTCAGGTTATTACGGATAAGTTTAGGCACATGAAACCAAGATTGTGTAATATAAATGAGTGATACGCCCTTTTTTCTCGCTCTTATAAAATAATCGCATATAGGTTGCTGTTTCTTTGCCGATTCATTACACAAGTCATCTAGGACAATTAAACTATTCTGTTCAGAGTTAAATTCCTTTAGATCTGGAAGACCCTTTTCATCTATTTCCTCAATCTTTACATTTCCTTTTTCCTTACCATTCGCCTCATAAAAAAAATCATACAAAGGTTCGGATTTCGATTTGGTGATGATATGGATTTTCTCCCAAGTATCAGGCATAGCACGAATAATATTTAAGAGTGTGCCTGTTTTACCCGATCCACTCGCTCCCACGATACACATACGAAATGGAATCTTGAGATGATGTTGATCAAAATGAGGATTATGAGTTTTCTTCATGTGCTTCTTTACCCCCTTTGTCTCGTAGAAATTGATCATTCCAGACATTCTTATTATACTGCGAGAAATCTTGAGGTATAATAAGATGTCTGCCGAAATACCGCCAGATCCGATTACTACTAGTTTTAATCCTGCTGCGTGGAATGTGCCTGAATTGACAGACGAAGAGAGAGCATTGCTAGATGCCAATTATATTAAGTTTCCAATCGCTCAAAATAATACGATTACGTTTCCAACCGCACCCATCGCACCTACTCTATCGACTGGAACAAACACGACCCAGGTTGCTACGACAGGTTTCGTACAGAATGCGATCACGGCATTTAAGGCAGCGTCAAATGTTTGGAGTGGAATACAAACCTTTTCGTTAGGGATTTCGACAGCGACGATTTCCGCAATAAGCGGAACACTTACTCTAACAGGGACAACTATCGCCAACAACGCAACTTTTTCAGGAACAACGACTTTAAGCAATCCTTTTACGCCTGGTTATTCGTATCCTATCGCAGCGGCAAACATCGGGCAAATTGTTAATTATGGTGGTCCTTTTACGGCAATCACCTTTACAGCAAACACTCCTCTACAGATTGCGTCTATGACGGGGTTTACTCCTGGAACTTGGGTTATGACCGCAACCGTAAGTAGAGGGGTAACATCGACGGGGGTCTATTTTTCTGCTGCGATTAGCACGACTAGTGCTGATGTCACTTCTGCGAATGCGTTAGGGATTGAATATGCTACAGGACAAGGGTTATTAGGATTAACAACTTCAATATCTTGTATCGTTCAAGTCACCAGTTCTTCTACCGTGTATTATGTGAACGCACAAACGGGATCAGGAGGAAGCACCACAATTACCCCTGGTAACTGGCGTTCAATACGAGTTGCCTAGACGGGTTATCCGATACGAACAGCGATGATTGTAGAACTATCAATAGTGGCGACTGAACGCCCAATATTTAGGTAATAAGTTGTAGTCCCCGTAAGAGAAACCGTTCCCATAGTAGTTAGACCCTGAACTAAAGTTGAGAAAGTATTAGCGACCCCCTGTGTTGTCTTACGACCAAACTCATTCGCATTATTATTCAAAGCAGTAGAAAATTGTATACCATAATTAGTGATATATGTATTGACTGGCATTTTAGCAAAACCGTAGACTATCCAAGTTCCAGCAGTCAAACTAACTGATCGAACACTAATCCCAGACGCTCCTGATCCCTCACCAACAGTATTGGTAATGAAAGTTGTCGCAGGAATAAAACCAATCGTACCCGCTGTACCAATAGAAGGAGTATCTGGAGAAACCGCTGTTCCAATAGGGTATGGATAAGTAGGGGTCAGCGGATTATTAAAAGTAGAATTGGTTAAAGTCGTAGTCCCCGCAAAATTCGCATTGTTTAGCGTAATATTCGCAAGAGTATCAACTTGTATTGAGTTAAATTGGTTAGAACCCGTCCATGTAGTCGGAGACAATAACGATTGAATAAGTGAATACACATAACTCGTGTTCGCCATCTTCGTAAGAGCAGCATCGGTAACAAGTTCCAGATTCGAAAAAGTGATAGGAAAATTTTGGGCGGTAGGGTAGGTCACATAATTCGCTTGAAGTGCTCGCGAACTCAGTCCTGCGTCTGCGATCCACGCTTCAGGATTAAACCCTGTCGTAATTGGATCGGGGGGTGGTAGACTACTCATTACTATAGACCGAGAAATCTTCAACTATTATAAGATGAGTACTGAAAATCAACCGATTACAGTATTAAGTGTATATACGACATTTGCGTGGGTACAACCTGTAGGATCGGGTGGTGGTGCGAGTCTTGTCATTACGGACGCACGATATTTACAAAAAACTGTGCCTGACACAGCAACCGCACTAGAAACGTTTAGTGGTGGAATAAAGACGAATAGTATCGCACTTGTCTCAGGAACAGAACTAAGTCTCCCCGCATCAACTACAACTGCTCCCGCCACAGCAGACCCAGGTTCATCGAGAGTAGTGACATCTCAATGGGTAAGAGATCAAGGATATACGACTACTTCTGGGTTTGTGACCTACAATGGAGCGGGTCCGTTTACTACACTACAGACTTTTAACGCAGGTATTAAGACGAACAGTATTGTCCCAATAGGTTCAACCATAAGTATTTCCGATTGTGAAGTCCCAAGTGTGCCTATTCCAGACAATAGTTCACGAATACCCAATACCAACTGGGTCAATCAAACCATTGGTTTTCTATACGGGGCAACCACTCCCTTTACTGTCCAACAGACTTTTCAAGCAGGAATCAAGACCAATCAGATTGATCTATACTCGGGTACAACTCTAGCACTACCCGTATCAACCACAACAACTCCCACTGTTCCTGACAGTACAACTCGAGTGCCAACTACTTCTTGGGTAAATACAACCATTACCAATGCTCTCAATGCGACCACTTTGTTTGCTAAACTCGCTGGAACTGCTGCCTTTACTGCCCTACAGACTTTCAATCTGGGTATTGCGACGAATAGTATCGCACTTGTCTCGGGTACAAGTCTAGCACTTCCCGCGTCCACAACAACGACCCCAACTATTCCTAACAATACTACTCTCATACCCACAACTGCTTGGGTCAATACAACCATTACCAATGCGATCAATGCTATATCTGGTTTTGCGACCTATGCTGGAACAACTGCCTTTACTGCCCTACAGACTTTCAATCTGGGTATTGCGACGAATAGTATCGCACTTGTCTCGGGTACAAGTCTAGCACTTCCCGCATCAACTACAACTGCTCCCGCCACGGCAGATCCAGGTTCATCGAGAGTCGTGACCTCACAGTGGGTAAGAGATCAAGGATATACCAATGCTGCTGGATATGTGACCTACAATGGAGCGGGTCCGTTTACTACACAACAGAATTTTAACGCAGGAATCACTTCAACTGTAGTGGATCCACAAAGTTCATTAGCGTTAGATATCGCCAATACAACCTATAGTTTATTTGGAGGAGCGGCAGCAGTCAATATTGGAAAGAACATGACTTCAGGAAAAGTGAATGTATTAGGCACAGGCACAGCAACTTTCGACGTAAATGGTGCGGGTATTAGATCCAATAGTATTGGAGGTATAAGCACTACAGGAACTCAAACGTTATACAGTACGAAAACAGATGGCGACGTGAATGTATTTACTCTTTATGATAGTGGTTTTGGTTCATCAGCATACCTGAATGTAAGAGGTCTTGGTTTAAAGGTTGACGACATTGTCACAACCAATACTACTGGAATCCAACGATTTTATTTGAGTAAAACAGCAGGCACTTTTCTTTTTTGCCCAAACCTCGCCACAGAGTCAATTTCTTGTTTATCCACTACAGGTACAGCAACTTTCACCGTAAGAGGTTTGGGGGGTATTAAAACCAATTTTATTAGCAGTTTAACTGCGGGAGAAAATCTGACCGTGACTGCGAATCGTTACATGAAAAAGATAAAAATATTTGGCACAGGATCGCCAGTAGTAGAAATGCCTATCGGAGATAGTACATCAGGAAATACTTCTTTGTCTGTAATCATGAATAGAAAAGAAGTCGCAGGAGACGCGAATCAGCAAGTCTATAAAATAACAACGCCTCCCTCTTCTACCAGACCGATCTCTCAATGTGGAGAAATAGTCATTAGTGGAATGAATACCCGATCTGGAACAGACGTGATCTATACTTCAAAGCAAACGATTAACGTTTATAATCCTGGAGGAGTCCTATCTTCTTCTACTCTATTAGGTCAGACGTATAGTTCAACGGGCAGTGCCCCGTTCGCAATAGTAACCACCATTTCCTCAACTGAACTGAGAATAGAAATTAATACTGCTATCACGGCGACGGGCACACTTACACAAAACTATATCGTAACGTTAACGATGTATCCAAGTGTAACATTATCAGCAAACCAAAACTTTATTATTGAAGCAATATAATCTCACTCTATAGTATGCTATCCGAAATTTTTTGGGTATTTGTAGTCACGACTGGGTCTGCGTTGTGTGGAATCTGTATCAAGGTGTCACTCGATAGTAAATGTAAGGAGATCCAATGCGGTTGTATTAAGATTGTCCGAGACACAGAATCCGAAGTAAAAATGGAAGAGTTTAAGATCGACCATGGTATCATGCCCAAAGAGATCCAAATCCCCCAGTTTAAAGAAATGCGGCGTGAGGAGGACATTGAGTTTGGGCGTTAGTCGCCTTTGCTTAAGGATTTTCTAAATCCTTAGTCAAACATGTCCAAGCAATCTTGTGCCGCATCATCGGCAAGAAGATCCATGTCAACAGGACGCTTACAGTCGCCTTCGCAGTGTACTTCTTCAACGCCTTGCTCTACTCCTTTGTAGAATAACTTACCCCAACGTACTTCAATATCCTTCAATTCCCAAAGGGTTGGAATCTTAAAGTAGGTTTCAGGTGCTTGCCAAGTGACACGCAGGACATTTTCTTTCGACCATTCGATACGATTCTCGGTAGAAGACATCTTATTATACCTTGTTATTTTCTCTTAGACCCTTCATTGTGCTCGAAAATCTCATGTCATAATAACATGAAAGCAGTCAAGCAACCAAAAAAGGCAAAAGGTATCCTGGAAGATGTCCGCAAGAAGTTTGTCAAGACCAAACAGAATCTCGTGGATACCGTTGTCAATACTGCCGACCAAGTCAAGAGTAAAGTGGACTCGGCAGTAGATCAAGTGAAAGACAAAGTAGAGGCAACCACAAAGACCGCCAAAGCAGTCGTCTATGGACCCAGTGAATTGTCCGCCAGTGTCCGTGAGATCCTCGCCAAGCATGGAGACAAGACCATAACCAAGGCAAGCATCGTCCGAACGCCAGTATCAGGTGCCGTCAAGGAGGCACTCAACGTGGTATCTCTAGGAGAGTTCAAGAAGAAACTCGCGAAGCAATCGTATGATGATATCTTTCACTTGTTTATGCTTTTGACTCTATCGGATGGTACAAGTGTCTCGCTCGAAAAGAATGCGATCATTACCATGCGTGTAAATCCTGATCGTAAAGGCGAATCGGTCGAGGCAACTCCGCCAGAAGGTCTGACCCTAAATGCTTTGATGGACGCTACTGCCAAGAAAATGGGTAAGAAGTTTATCCCGTATTCGGCAAACTCAAACAACTGCCAGAATTTCATTTTGAATGTGTTAAAGGCGAACAACATGAATACGCCTGAAACCGAGAAGTTTGTCAAGCAGGATACCAATGAACTCTTTGAGGGTGGAGTATTTGATCTTCGTAAGATATCCAATGCGGTTACGGATCTGGGTGCGAAGATTGCGACGATTCAAGAAGGAGGAGCAGTCAAGAAACCAAACGCCTGGATCCAGCACTGTAAAGATGAGGCAGCACGCCGCGGTATTTCGTACCGTGAGGCATTGCGATCCGCAGAAACCAAGGAAACTTATTCTAAGAAAAGTTGATAAGGATATAATAAATATACTTTAGTAGGAATGCCTAATTATCAGGAGGGTAAAATATACAAGATTGTCTCGGGCGATCTTGTCTATATAGGAAGTACAACTCAAACAATTCAACGACGACTCGCTCAGCATGTCAAAGAATACAACCGACGAAAGACAACTTCTTATCAACT